CGCCGCGGGATGGTATTTTGTCGGCGTAAATACAGACACAAACGGTCTTACATTCTCTATTCCATCGGGCGCATCATTTGCCGTGAATCAAGAGCTTGGCGCCGATAGTTTAGCCAATCTCTTATCTTCCAGTACGAACTCTCACCTACTCGGTATCCACGTTGCGCAGGCGTTTGGCACTTGGCCGTCAACCCTTCACGGTGCGACTTTTGTTGAAAGTGCAATAGGAATAGCCCCTTTATTCGGCGCAAATGTTTTCTCCGTGCCATGATATAGATATTCAAGGCAGGTTTCGCAAAAATGCCACAGAACGGCGGTTTAACGCAAACAAACTCAAACGGTATGTCCGCGAATGGGCAATGGCCTTTTTTAAACCTCTTCAAACAGGCGCAGAACTGGTCATACAGGGGCACCCCGACTAACCCGAATGTCCCACAGTTGCCCGTTACCGAACTAGACTCAAATGGTTATCCTACCAGTATCGCAGTTGCGGGGACCACTGGCGTCACGGCGGTGTTTTTTCTATTTCCCGTGGCTTGGTATTCCGGCGTCTATGTCATCACCTGGGATGGCGGCGGAACTCTGTTGGTACCCGGCAATGGAACAAACACAGGGTTCATTCCGAACACAGGCTATAGCTTTTCCAACCTGACTTCGACAACTAGCGGTGGGCGGTTTGAGTTCACACTGCAAAATGACAGCGTGCTCCCTACGCTCTCAATTACCGCTACGAATGCAGCGCCGAACAACATCCGCAACATTAAGATTTTTCGCAAGGTCGATGAAACGGCAGTAAACGCTGGCAATATCTTAGGGCCGGATTTCAAGGCTGCGATGGCGCTCTGCAAGTTTGGCACGCTTCGTTCTCTCGGCTGGCTTGGCAGCGGCGGGGATGGCACGAATAGCTGCGATATTGCATTATGGGCCGACCGCACGCCACGAACCTATTTCAGCTATCGCGCGCAAATGTTCATCCCGTCAATTTATGCAGGGATAACGACAAGGAACGGGAATAGCTACACGGTCACTGGAACGGCGACGATCAGCGACAAACTCAAACAACACATTCTGATCGACTCAGCACCGTCCAACGTCGCGCAAGTGACCATTGCGTCAGTCACAAACTCGGCTGTAACCTCACAGCCTGCCGTTTTCACCCTGACGGCGCACAGTCTTGCAAATGGCGACATTGTGACATTCCTCAGTCCGCCAGCACCATTGCAGGGCGGCGTGCTGTATTACGCGCTCGTCGTTGACCCCAATAGCTTCCAGCTTTCCGCCACCAGGGGCGGAACGGCGATCAGCACAACAGCCGCAGGGACGAATATCGCCGCGGGCTTTTGGATGTCACTGTCGATTGACGGTGGGATCACATTCCAGCCGATTACCGCGGCGGAGTTTCCTTCATCAAATAACGCATTTCCAGCTTTCGCAGGCAATAAGCCCGTCGCAAAAAAGATGGCAACCGTCACTTATGACCAGGTTACTGGCTGGTGGTCATTCTCAAGTTACATGACAGCAGATTGTGGGGTGGTGACCGGCGTTCCACCAGAGGTGTTTATCGACGCTTGCGCGGAGTTAGGCTGTCACCCGCATATCGTCGCGCCGTTCTTGTCCATGGAGGTGGGGTCGAATGTCAATGCGGTGACAGACTTCATGCCATCATGGGCCGCTTACATCCGGGACAACTATTCGTGGATGAAGCCGGTCATTGAGCCGCCGAACGAGACGTGGAACACCGGCAACACTGTTTTCAGAGCCTCATTCTACGCCTTGGGCGTGGGGTGGAAATATTGGGGCGTTACTAACACCGGAGCTATCCACGAGGCTTACGGCAAGTGGGCGTCTACGCTAGGGCAGGCGATGTCTGCGGTCTTTGGTAATGATCGCTCCAAATACTCCATGATTTGCGCTGTGCAAACGGGCGCATTTGCAACGTTGAATCACACGTTGGACTCTCGCCTAATGTCCGCACAGTACGTCTCAGTTAATGGCGGCGATCCAGCTTATAAATGGGTAGATCGTGTTTGCGCGGCGACATATTACTATCCGCTGGAACGACATCAGTGCCAGGAATTGATCGACGCTTACGCCTACAGTGTGACCTATTCTGGGAATACGGCCCAACAGTCGGCCATCGCGGAAGCTTATGTAGCGACTAGCTCCAATGGTCCAACGGGTGGCGCCGAGTTTTCGATTCAGGATGTGATCCTGTTTTTCACGAACTTGAAAGCGTGGGCGAAGGGCATGCCTGCCGGGTCAACGATCAATGGCATGTTGGCATATGAAGGGGGATATTCTCCCGACTATCTCGGCGGCAATTGGTCAACCAACATCACAGGAGCAACGCAGACAAACCCGTGTGTCTTGACGCTTGCAGCTACGTCGTCGAACACGGAGAAAAGCTCCATCACAGGGAATCCGGCCGTCAAAGGAATGTCGGTCGCGCCGTCGAGCGTCGGAGGTATGACGCAGCTCAACGGCAATACCTATACGATCACGAAAGTAGGAACTGCGGACGGACTGCTCGCGAATCAAATCGCGATCAATGTCGATGCGACGGTGTTCTCTGCGTACACGTCGGGCGGGTCGATCAGTTACGTTAACTCGCAGACATATTCCAACAATTTGCGCAAGGCTGGGAAGTTTACCTATACGGTCGGTTCCGTGGATTACAAGCTCAAGCAGATGTACTACGCATTGGCGGAGCCGGGCTTTGTAGTGGAGAACTACTCGAATTTCATCCTTGCGGGAACGGGCGGTGTGTGGCCGATGCTGGACCCTGATTTGACGCTCGGGCGCACTTATCAGACCGATTTCATTCGGCTCTACAACAATCGCAAGCGCCGGGTGAGTTGGTAGGTCAAGCCATCTCTTTGGTCATGTTCCAGTAAGAGTCCCAATTGTGGATCTCTGGAGAAAAGTCGGCGACCTTGCCGTGATCGGCAAATGATGCGGCTATCAAGGCCTTGCTTCCGACGTCTCCGACGCGAAGTAGCCGAATGCCTTGGTATCCAACCGGCGCCTCCCCGATCTCGGGATGCCTTGTAAGAAAGCCGCAGTCAGTGATGCTGGGATCGTCGGCCATTACATCTTCGATCGCGGCATTGATGCCGGCGTGGAACGTGTCGTGCAGGAGCACATATGCTCCAGGCGAGAGATGCGGCAAAACGCCGGTAAGATCGGCAAAAACGTGATCGTGCGTATGCATGGCATCGATCAGACAAAGGTCTATGTTGCCGCCCAACAACCTAATGGCGTCCGGGATCGCAGCCGGAGAATAGCCGTCCAGAAGCCGGTAACGGCCGAACAGTTCCGATCGTTTTGGGCGGAAGGCGGCGGTTGCGGGGTCGATCCCGACCGCATTGCCTTCTCCGTTTTCCTCTAAGGCAGTGGAGATAATCCGCGCCCCGCCACCCCAACGGACGCCGATTTCAAGAACCCGCTTCGGCCTTAAGCCCCGGACCATGGCATAAAGCATTATCTTGTCGGGCTCGCACATATCGGACGGCTGGTAGTAGATCGCACTAAGGCGCTTGTTCGGGCGTAACAGAAAGTTGTGAAATCTGTAGCCGAGTTCTGTCTTGGCGCGGCTCAAGCGCCCCCTAATTCCAAAACCCATGAAATCCTCTTTGGTGCAATAAATTAGGGCCGTAACGCTACCCCACCCCGCCTCTCCCGCCTAGCCACTAGGAATTGTGAGTCGGAGCACTAACAACACAAGGATTATCCATGACGCCTACCCAAGCGGCGATCGTCCAGGCCGCTCGGGAGGCCGGGGTCGATCCAGCCTATGCGCTCGCGGTCGCGAGCCGCGAGAGCGACTTCAACCCGCTGGCGCGCTCCAGCAAGACGATCCGCGGCATCTATCAGATGATGGGATCGCTCCGCGCCAAGTACGGGGTGGGTGATTCCACCGATCCCTATGAGCAGGCGCAGGGCTGGATGCGCTCGCTGCCCGACATCCGGGCGACCATGAAACGATACCTCGGCCGCGATCCGACGAACGAGGAAGTCTATTTAGGGCACCACTATGGTGCCGCACGAGCTGCGCAGACGTTGAGGATGGACCCTTCCACACCCGTGGAAGCCATCTTCACTCCGCAGGAAATGGCGGCAAACCCCCATTTCGCGCGAGCCGGCACGATCGGCAATCTCAATGCCTCTGTGATGGGAGACATTGACAGGCGCATGGCACGGTTCGGCGGATCGGAAGCGCCCCCCTCCTCCGCCGAACCGGCCGACCTTTCATCGTTCGGTACGGCGGTGGCTTCCACTCCGGCCGATCTCTCGTCGTTCGGAACGCCGGTCGAGGCGGCCGCGAGCGCGCCGGCGCAGGAGCCAGCGGCCGCACCGGCGCAGACAGCCGCCGCTCCGACAGATTTGAGCCAATTCGGGACACCAGTATCATGAGTGAGTTACGCAAGGCGACCATGGCGGACGCAAAAGCCGCATGGGAAGCCTTTCCGGAAAAAGGCCGATCGCTCCGCAAGGTGGTCGACGCCATGCGCGAGAACGGAATCGAGTGCCCAATCGCGAACCTGCAACGGTGGGTGAAGCACGAGTTTGTCTTCCGTCCCAATGCCCGCCGCAAGCCGATCACGGCCAAAGAAGCCAAAGAAGCCTCTGCTTCCGTCTCCAAGGCGGCGAAAGATGGCGAAGCCAAAGCGCTGACCCGGCTGGAAGTCCTCATCGCCGAAGAAGCAGAGATGAAGGCGCGTGCCGAGGAACTGGATAAGATCGAGCAGGACTCCGAGCTTGCCCGCAAGGCCATGCGTAAGTCGATGATCGCACAGATCATTCTGGCGGAGCAGATCATCCGGCGCGCGGCGTTCATCGTCGAGGCTGCGCCCGACATCGCGGCGAAGGTTATGGACGTGCTCAAGGGGCCTGCCGCCTCCACCACGATCGTCATTCCGCCGACCAGCGAGGACAAGCCGGCACCGAACGGCGATAGCGCGAAGATCATCGATGGCCGCGTGCTCGAAAAATCGCCTTCGCAGATGGCGATCGAGGCATTCAGAGCGCGCCAGAGAGTTGGAGCCGCAGCATGATGGCCTGCAAGAATTGTCGCTTTGGCGATCATGTGACCGACAAGACGGGAAGCTATTACATGTGCCGACTTTTCCCGCCGAAGTCGGAAGTCTTAAACGGCGCCGACGGCAGCAATAGTGTGGTGTGGGTCCAGCCCGCCATGGTCCCGGCCGCATGGTGCGGGCAGTTCAAGCTCGCATTCTGGCGATGGCTAAAGAGCTTCGCGCAACCCGGTATTTGACCGCGGCGAATGACGGGCTGGCGCGGTTCATCGTCGATGATCTGCCCTATCTCGATTTCGACGAGACCCTCGACTTCTACGCCGATAGCGAGAACTGGATCGACGACAACGGTCGGGCGCTGCTCAACGGGAATGACAGATACTACCTTCTGACCGTTACCTGTAAGCGCCACGACGCTTTCCATCCTTGGCTGTTCGAGCGCTGCCGCGAGGTGGAAACCAACCCCGACGGCTTTCTCGATTTGTGGGCGCGCTACCACTACAAGTCGTCGATTTGCACGTTCGCGGGGTGCATTCAGGAGATCATCATCGACCCTGAGATCACCATCGCGATCATGAGCGGCACCAACAAGGTGGCCATCCCGTTCCTGACGCAGATTCAGGGCGAGCTTGAGAGCAACGAAGACCTGAAACGCATCCATAGCGATGTGTTCTGGTCGGCCCCTCGCAAGGAGGCGCCGCTCTGGTCCCGAGAAAAGGGCTTGATCGTCAAGCGCAGGGGCAACCCGAAGGAAGCCACCATCGAGGCTTTCGGCGTCATCGACGGGATGCGAACCGGCAAGCACTATCGCTTGCTCAACTATGACGATCTGGTCGACGAGTCGATGGTCGGAAACCCCGAGATGGTGCAGAAGGTTACGCAGCGCTGGGAGCTTTCGGACAACCTTGGCCAGCTCTCCGGCACGCGCAAATGGCACCAGGGCACGCGTTATAGCTACGCTGACACCTATGGCGTGATGCTCGATCGCGGCGTTCTCAAGGAGCGGCGCTACCCGGCGACCGAGAACGGCGCGCTCAATGGCAAGCCGATCATGCTTAGCCAAGAGCGCTGGGACGAGATTAAGAAGACGCAGAAGTCCACCGTCGCGGCGCAGATGCTCTTGAACCCGCTGGCGGGCTCGGAAAACTCGTTCTCGATGTCGTCGATCAAGCAATACGACGTCATCCCGAGTGTCTTGAACGTCTACATCATGATCGACCCGTCGAAGGGGCGCGGCCCGCGCTCCGACCGCACGGCGATCATCGTTATCGGCATCGACGTGGCGGGGAACAAGTACCTGCTCGATGGCTTCGCGCACCGCATGCGCCTCTCCGAGCGCTATCAGAAGATGAAGCAGCTTGAGGCCAAGTGGCACGACCATCCGGGCGTGCAACTGGTGCGCGTCGGCTACGAGCAATACGGCATGCAGAGCGACCTCGAAACCATCGAGGAAAACATGCAGCGCGACGGCATCTGGATCAGCATCGAGGAGATGAACAGCTCCAAGGATGGTTCCGGAAAGAACGCCAAGCCCGACCGCATCTCGCGCCTGGAGCCGGATATGAACCGCGGCGCCTTCTATGTGCCGTCCGTGGTCTACCATCCGGATTTCGGCGGCTCGCACAACAACTCCTCGCTCTGGAATGTCTGGACCGAGGAGGACCACGAGCGAGCCGAGCAGGCCGGGATGCAGAAGAATCCGGCGGTGGACACGATCATCTACCGGCCGATGCAGGGACCAACGCGGCGACAACGGTACATGGAAGTGACCGAGCAGAAGTACCGGATCGTGGTGCCGATCAAGCGCGTCGACGAACAGGGCAACGCCTACGACTTAACGCGCATGTTCTTGGAGGAGATGCGGCTGCACCCGTTCGCGCCGCACGACGACATCTTGGATAGCGCCTCGCGCATCTACGACCTTGAGCCGAAGGCGCCTGTCGCCATCGAGGCGATGGCTTCGACCGAACCGACGGCGCATCCCGACACCTGAGGGCCCATGTCCGAAAAGACCATTCTAACCGCGATCCCGCAGCAACTACGGGGCCGCGGACATAACCGCTGCATCCCGATGCGATGCACCTGCGGCTGTCAATTCCTGTTTGGGCTGTCCGACGGCACCGAGCACGTGATCGCCTCGGTCGATCAGATCGACATCAAGTGCCCGGGCTGCGGAGACGTCACCTCAGAGCCGACCGCGCCCTTGCGTGACGGTACCCGGATTTTCAACGGCCAAGCCGGCCTGCCTGCGGAGTTTAACCAGTGAGCACCGTTTACAACCCGCCCCACGCGGTAACGACGGTCGAGATTCCGTTCCGCACCATCGTGCAGCGGGCAGATCCCGACTTCATGCGCGCGAAGAAGTTCGAGCCCTATTACTTCTTCTCGAACGGCCGCGCGTTCTACGGCGACAACGCCACCACCGGCGCTTACGACGGCGAGAACTGAACAGCCATGCATCACAATGTCATTGACGTCCCGCAGCTCGTGCGGGCCGAACGGGGAGAGCGTGTCTCCGACCGGGCTATGGAACAGCGGCTCATGTATGTACCGCCTGTCGACGGCACGATCGATCCCCACCGCCAATTCGACCTGTTTGTCGCGCGCCGGATCAACGAGATCCTGACCCACCACTATCCGGGATATCCCTGGAAGGTGGTCTCCAACGCACAGCAGGGGGTGGTTTACTTCAATATCCCGGCGCTGATGGGCGAGACGCTGCACTGGCTCATTAAACTCGGGCAATGGGACGATCTATCGCCCAAGCTCGTCATCCAGGGCGGCGGCGAGCTTCTGGAGCGCATGAACCTGCCGCGGCGCGGCTTCGAGGTGATGAGCTTCGTCGAGGCCCGCGGCAAGAAGCACAAGTTCGATTTCGCCGACGTCAGCCGGAGGCGCGTCTACTGATGCTGGAGACCCAGCCCGTCGGCGAAGATACTGTCACCGACAGCCGCACCCGCTCGTTCTCGGCCGCCGACAGCGGTGATCTCTACGCCCAGGCCGAGCGGCAACTGACCGACGGCGCGCGTCAGGAGGACGACACCGAGGGCTTTGAGGAGGATTTTGACGAGAAGCCCGACGATAAGAGCTTCCTTTCGATGGTGCGTGAGGCCGAAAATCAGGCCACCACGTACATGAACCAAGTCAACCGGCGCTCGTGGACGCAGAGCTACCGGGCTTTCAACAACAAGCATTTTCAGGGATCGAAGTATCTCTCCGACGACTTCCTGAACCGCTCGAAGTTTTTCGTCCCGGCCACCCGCAAGGCGGTGCGCAAGGACATGGCGGCGGTCGCGGCCTCCCTGTTCGGCACCATCAATGCCGTCACCGTCATGCCGGGCAACGAAGGTGATCCGGAGCAGCGTGCCTCAGCGGCCGTGATCGAGGAGCTGGTCAACTACCGCACCGACCGGACCAGCCAGAAAGCCTCGATCCCGTGGTTTCACGTTGCCATGGGCGCGCGCCACACCTCGACGGTCGCGGGCTTTTGCATCTCGAAACAGTCGTGGAAGCTGGAGCTTCGCCGCACCAAGACAGAGAAGGTCAAGGACGAGGACAGCGGCGAGGAAAAGCTCCGCGATGTGTGGGAGCCGGATATTGACCGGCCCGACTGCGAACTGTTCCCGCCGGAGAACATCGTCATCGACCCTGCCGCGAATTGGGTCAATCCGGCGCAGGATGCCGCTTACGTCTTCCTCAAATTCCCCATGAGGATCGACGAGATCCGGCGCAAGCAGCGAGATCCGCGCAATCCCTGGAAGGCCCTCAACGAGTCCGTGCTCCGCGGATCGGGCGACAAGGGCAAGTTCGACATGCAGGCTATCCGTCGAGCCCGTGAAAACGGCATCGACCGCCTCAACGACGTCGAGCAGAACCGACAAGAGTTCGACGTTATCTGG